ACGTGAATGTCAGCACGCTGTCAAAGCTGACAGTCGTGCTAGATCCACCACGAAAGAACTGATCGAACTGATCAGCTTCGATGTATTGCACCTGCTGGAAGTTCGGCTCAGCCGAGATTTGGAAGTTGGACGTTTCGCTTCTTTGACCGTCGCCACCGGCGAGGTCGTAAGCAATCGCGCCGCGCTGGAGTCTTACGAACATGGCTTATGATACTGCTGCGACTGCAAATAAGGTGACTGGTGCTCCGGCGTTGAATTTACGCTTGGCGCTCATGGTGAGCGTGCCGAGTCGGTTGTCACTCGCTGAGAAGTTGCGCTGCAATTCAGTGACTTGTACCTCTGCGCAGTCGAAGTCCAATCCTCCCACTGTGGTGGTTTTGATTTCGAGCAAGCTCACTGCCAAGTCCTCGCCTGCGCTGAGGTTGTCGAAGAACGTGTCGAAGTCGAGTTGGGCAATGCCTGTCGGAATGCATGAGATGTTGCATCCGAGATTGCCCATGCTCATGTCCACCGTGCCGATGCCGTCGACAAGCACTGGATTGAGTGACAAGTCAAAGCTGATCTCAAAGCCTTCTGCGCTCATGAATGGATCAAGTGCTCCAAGTGTCGCGGTGTAAGGTGCGGTGTAGATCAAGGATGGATTGAATCCTGTGCCGATGCTAGCGCCGTCGCCTGTCGTGTAGTAGTCCTCGATGTTCTGCGGATCGCCGTCTTTTTTAAGTAAGCCGGTGAACTGCACAGAGCCGAACGCTGTCTTGGTCGCACTGCACGAAATAGTCGGCATCTGCGTGATCTGAGCGTTGAGGATCGTGTATGTCTTGTCAGCCGATACGATGACAAGGTTCTTGTCGGTCGAACCGTAGATGCTGGCTCCCATTGCGGTGTTGCCGTGCGGGAAAAGAACTGCGAGTGCCTCGATCTCGCCTACTGGCTCAAATTCAACAACGATAGTGAAGTCGGTTTTCGACTTGCTCACGATGCCATAGGCGTCAGTTTCTTTGTCGAATGTCGAGTTGGTCGTGGTCAGCACAACTCCAGCTTTGGAGTAGAATGTCTGCGAATCATAGGTGACTTTGCAGGGACCGCGAACGATGGTGGTTCTGTCGAATGTTGGCATGATGGTTTAGCGTGTTGGAGTTGTATTTTGTAGCCCCACGGGGCAGTTGAAAGTGATGATTTGTTGAAGCATCGGAGGTGTTGCGTCCTCCTGCATCGAGTCGAAAGTGAGAACGCCGCCGGTTAGTGAATCGCCGCTAGCGTCAAGCGGTTTGTGATGATGCAGAATGCGAGCCACTGCCTCGCCGATCTCTGTCGCGCTTGGTTTTGACATGTTGCCAGCCTGCTGTCTCCAGACGCTTGGAATCTCCGAGCAAGTAACCGAGAATGTCGCCGAGTCCATGTATGGTCCGGGTGTGTCGGGTGATGATGCCTCACTCTGCGAGAAGTTAACCATGACGAAGGCGCCTGCCTTGCTCATTGCATTCTCGATTTCTCGGTCGATGTCCTTGTGGTCTTGAACCAGCACGGGAATAATCGGAACGGTGCGGAAATACGCATGATCTTTCAGCGTCTTTGCCATGCTTTCGACTATCTGACGTATGACGCTCATGGTGATTCTGAAAAGTTCATGACAGCAGCGCCGCCATAACGAAAAGAACTGCCGCTAGTAGCAGCGAATGATTCGGCTCCGGTATCATCGGAATCCGCGTTGTTGTTTGCGAGGTCATCGAGGTAACTGTTTGCTTCCTCGACTGATCTGCGTCGATCATCGCCGTTGAATTCTGCGAGCGATGGATAGGAATCTGTCAGCTCTTGGCGTGAGAGATTGTATGCGTGTCGGCGCGCACCGGGTGGGACATACAAGTTCGTATTGACCACTGGAGGTAGTCCACGCTTGCGACGACCTGAGTTGACGCGTGAGGCAATGTCTTGTGCTACGCTCGTGAGGATTTCCTGCGCTTTGTCCTCGGGTGTCGGACATTCAGCAAGCAAACGGTTGAACTCCTCGGTTGAGAGTCTGTCACGAAGTGCGGAATATGTTAGAGCGAGCCAAGCCATGGTGATTTGAGTTTCAAGAATTTAGGGCGACGGAGGAAACTACCAACTCCGTCGCCCTTTGCACACAAGTTCCAACGGATTAGAACAAAAGCTTGGCGACCATGTTGCCAGTAACCGTGCCAGCCGAGGCGGTCATCGTTTGAGCGATGCGCACATAGCGACGGGTGTTAGCTGGAACGCGGAAGCGAACCTCTTTGGCAACGATGCCAGAGGCAGTAGCGGTCTGAGTCGTGCTGATTGCTGGATCAACGGCAGCCCATGAAGAACCGTCGGCGCTGTCTTGCAGTGCGTAGGTCACGACTTTGGTGTCGGCGATGCCAGCAGCGGTCGGAGCGGAAAGTGAGAAAACCACTTTCTCGATGTCGCCGCCGACTACTTGCTCAAGGTCAAATGCTGCGGTGTTAGCACCTGCCTGCGCGATGGCAACAGTAGAGGTGTAATTCTTGTCTTGAAGGTTACGATTGAATTCGAAGCTCATGATTTGATATGGTTAGAATTAGCTGAGGGTTTCGGTGTCAACGATCGAGTCGGTGATGATGATCGGAATGCCGAAGGATTCCGTTGGCACGCCGGGAAGGATGCCGGTGAAAGCTTCCTGCTTCGACGATGGGGTTGTATTCCGGCTGACTTGGAGCTGGAACGCGGAACGGCGTGACATGAGCAAGTGGCTCGGACGCTCACCAACTGGGAACTTGCTGATAAGCTCAGCAATCTTGGCGTCGGTGCAGCCTTTGCCGCTGTCTGCGGTGAGCTTTTTCAAACGACCGATTGCGTTCTTGTTCACGCACTGGAAGCCCACCCAAGCGGTGAGGTCAGCGATGAATGCAGCGTAGCGCTTAGCGTCGGCGTCAACTGCATCACCTTCGCGGAATGGCGAGAGGTCGAAGGTTGTGCCGTTACCGTAAACGTATTGCACGCCGGTGTTGCCAGCTTTGATAGCGTAAACGGACGAACCAGTTGCGGAGGTTGTGCCGCCGCCGTCAACCACGATATCGCTGCCGAGAGCAGTAACAAGTGTTTGCAGACCAGCGAATCCTTTCGAGCTTGCGTTGTCTCCGTAGATGGTTTGTGTTCCAACTGTGGAGAGGGCAGCGCGCATGACGCCCATTGCCTCGATTGCTTGCAGAGCCTCGGCACCGTCCTCGTAACCGCGAGCGACAGCCTTATCGACCTCGATGCGAGCGGAGAGAATGAAGCACTCAACGAGACGCTCGGTGAAGTTCGATTTAGTAGCATCCGTGCCTTCGTTGGCTTGACGGAATGCAACGCTCGGACGACTGTTGCGAGTCACAGTCTTGTATGACGTGCCGCGGATCGTGCGAGCTGGGATGATTGTCACCTCAGGAGATGCGGTGGCGACTTCCTCAATCAGACCGACGATGGGGTCATGTCCGTTGAGCTTGGCAAGGTCTAACAGAGTTAGGTTGTTGGGCATAGTATTGTTTGTTTAGTGAGATTGGTTTTGAGCTTTGAAGGAAGCTTCGACGCGTGCGAGTCCTTTGAGTTCGGTTTGTTTGGTGCCTTCGTCAGCTTTACCGGCGAGAACGGTTTCGCCGTTCACTGGCTTTGATGGGATGGCGTTGAGAATTTCCACAGAGTTCTTGTCGGCTTTGATTTGAGCCTTCCAGAATGACTTGGCTTTTTCATCTTGCGGAGCGATGCGACCAGCTTTGACAGCCTCGTCGATGACCGAGTCAGCAGCTTTGTCCTCGATCTCAGCAAGTGATGCTTTGAGCGTCTCCAGTTCGTTGGCGTGGTTGGCAGCAGCTTGCACCGCGTCGGCTTCCTTCGTCATGTAGCCAGCCTCGATCTCAGCGATCTTGCTTTTCATGGCTTCGATTTCGAGCTTGGCAATTTCCATTGCTTTCTCCGGGTCAACATCCTCGGCAACAAGACCAAGGTCGATTAGTGGTTTGATGTCCATATTGTTTTCGTTGTATGATGCAGCGATCTTTTCCATCGCCTCGAATGCTGGCTCGTTAACGAGCGAACCGATCTCACCGTGAGTTGGCAGACCTGCTGGCGTGCCGTTAGCGAGAAGAAAGTTTGGCGAGAAGTAGGAGTAGTCTTTGCCCTCGATGGCGCTTTTGCCTGCTTGCGTCCACTCGATGTCCAGCACAAGTCCAACGCCCGTTTCATAGCGGAACTCTTTCGGGATGAATGATGCAGGACCAGCTTTGTGATCGAAGCCAGCGAATGGTCGCACGTTGCGAGATTGACGAGCTTGCAAGTCGTTGGTGAATGAAGCGAGGATCGACTCATCGACCTTCACCTTGCGCTTGGCAGGCTTGCCATTGACCGTAGCATGGATCTCATGCTCGCCCTCAGGGAGATATACAATGCTCTCAGCCAAAGCTTCCACTTCGGTCTGGAATGATGCACTGATGATTTCGTTCGCCATTTCGAGTAGAAGATTACCACCCGATTCTGGCTTGTAATTGCTTTTTTTTAAGTAGTGCCTTCGACCTGTGCAATGATGCTTTCAAGCGCTCCGTTCGCGAATGCGTTGATGTAGGATTGCTCCGGTGGAAGTGCATTCTTCCATGGCTTCTGCGTGATTGATTTCTTGAGCACGAATACTGGTTTGATACCGGTGGGAGAGTTCTCATCTGCTTGCGCTAACACGCCCTTGACGGCAAATAGCGGGGCGATTGTTCGGCTGTATGTCCGAGCTGTCAGACCGTGCGCCTCTGGCACGATTGGGATCGTGAGGAACTTTGCACGTCGCGCGGTGATCGTCCCGCCGGTGACTTTGTGCGAGAATCCGATGGCACCTTTGCTGCGCAGTGTCACGCCTGATCCGCTAGCGCCCATGATCGACCACGAGCCTGCTACTTTTCGCCACCATTGAGTTTTCTTTCGTCCCGGTCCATGAGTCGGGAGCGATGGATTTTCCCAAAGCTTCGATCCGCTCATGTTGTAGTATTTTTCGACGACTTCCAAAGCGTCCTGCGCTCCGGTCATCACGGCAATCTTGCGCACCGATGCCGATTGTAGGCGGATCATGGATGCTTTAACTGGATCAAGTCCTGTGGCTGTTATGGTGATCTTCATAGTTCGCGCTCCAGTGATTTGACGATTGCCGCGCCGATCTCATTCTCCAGCGACGTTTCAAGCGCTCGTTTGTCGAGCATGAAAAACAGCTGCGGAATGCGTTCGATGACTTGCTCAACTTCGATTTGAAATGCGCCTGCGGTCATGGTATAGCTCTTGTCGATCAGTTCAGCAAAGATCTGATCTATCGGCGAGAGCCATTGCCCCGCGACCTCACGCATTTCATCATCGGTCATTTTCGATTTGTTTGAGCTTTGCGTTCGCCCACTCTCTGCCAGCATCGCCGCCCCAGCCGTTCCATGCTTGCCAGCCTTTGCCTTTCTCATCCCATGTCTCGCCCTTCTTGTCGATCTCATGGCGAGCAAAGAATGAAACCATGCGCTTCACTGTCTCTGCTGATAGCTCGGAACGGTTGGAAATGTCCCTTGCTCGTGCGATGCCGACCGATGTCATACCGCGCTCTGATGCTGGCTTCTGTCGGCGAATCTCAAGCGCGTCCTGCGCTGCCTTCGCCATGTCCTCGGTTGGTCGCAGGTCAATGTCAGCGCGCGCTGCCTCGGCGATTTCAGGGAGTAACGGAAGCGGATCTTCGACTTCGCCGAATAGTGCCTCGCCTTCTTGCGGTTCAGCGATTCCGAGTTCGTTGTAGATCCATTTGTTCGAGACTGGAAGCCCGATGTCCTTCGTGACGATCTTGATGCGCTCGGCGATTGCTTTCTCGTCCTTCGGCTTCGGAATGACGATTTCAGCGTAAGGCATGTCCTCGCTGGCGATGCTTGCACCGTAATTCATACGAACGATTGATGGAATCAACTGAGTTGTCACGACCTGCCCGATCCATGTCGCGACCGCTTGCAAGATGTCGCCTCGGACCGTAGCATGGACATCGCCAAGCGCTCGGCTTCCGCTGTCACCCACGTCTGTTGTCAACGTCTGACCCAGCATGAGAATATCACAAGCTTTGTCTGACTCGTTCATCAGAGCTACCTGTGGCAGCGATTCGCCACCTTTGATGCCGTCCATGATCGAGAACTTCACACCCGGTCCGGTAACTGCGTAGCCGCTCGTTCCGATATTTTCCAGCATCTCCTGTGCCTTCATCATTGCTTCGTCACTGCCGTCGGTTTCCGCATGTCGCCACGGGATCGAATACAACTGCGCGTATTGCATGAACCAGCCCAGCCCGTAGATTGCACCGAGCCAGAACTTCGTGAGCGCGCGAAGGTTTGCCGAGTGGATTGGATGACAGCCCCCTTGCTGCCAGATGGCAATCAGAAACTTGTCAGGCGGGAAGTCGATCAGGGTGTCGTAGTTGACGCCGTTCGGTGCCATCATCAAGCGGTCGATCTCGTTCGATGCTGATGGATAGGCGAGATACTTCGCTGGAACTGGAGCGTAGCAGCGCGGTGAAACGATTCCGTTTTCGGTGTGCCATATGATTTCCACCACGCTGATTCCCTTGGCGTAGGCGTCGATAAGCGCACGCATCATGCCCTTCGTGTCGAGTTCCCAATGGCTCGGACGTGGTGCATACGATTCAAGCGCTCGTTCTACTGTTTCGTGGATCTGTAATGCCTGCGGTGTCGGTTCCTCGGCGCCTTCGCGAATACCTGGCTTGATCTCGATGTCGAGTGCCGTGACATTACCGGCGATCTCGTTGATGCACTTACGCAGACGCGACCAAGAATCGACCATCATGCGAAAGAGTCGATCCTGATCTTCCAGCTTGCCGGTGCGCACGTTGCGTAGAATGCTGCGCACTTGCTCTGGCGTCACGTTTGCAAGGTCATAGTCCTGCGTGCGGTAGGAAGCTGGCAAAGGCGCTACGATGCCTTTTCTTTCGTCTGCGGTCATGGTGAGCATCGCAATAGCATGCAATGCAGCCCATGGCAAGCGTAAAATCACAGAGCGTTAAAACCTCGGACCGTTCGGCTGGCGAAAGTGTTCCGCGATGTGGTAACCGATGCCGCGCCTGTCATGGCTCCGGTGATCCTGCTACCAAGTGCGATGCAAGCAAGCAATGCGTCGGCTCGGTCTGGTGACTTCATGCTTTTGGCTGCCATCTTTTCCTTTGATTCGACTCTCAATTTGCCTGTCTCATTCCACTCGCTTTTCCGCGTGGTGATCTGCGAGAAGGTGGTCGGGTCGAGTTCGCCAACGTGAATTCGTCCACGCTCGATCTCGCGACTGGCAACGTGCCAGACCTGCGCGATAAGGTTCGCATATTCGTCCTTCTCGCTTGCTGGTTTGCCTCCGTGGAAGCGGTTGATATGCCAGCCCATCTCAGCGAACTGGTCGCAGAAGCCGGTGCCGAGTCCGTCAGCGTCTCCCCAAATCTGACCGGCGGTGAGTCCTTCTGTTTGAAACATCTGTATGAATTCCCTCGCTGCCTGCACTGTGTCCCTTTCCTGCCATGCTCGAACGATGCGTGCGTGATTCCCGCGGCGAATTGCCAGAACGTTTTCATCCCGTCCCGCGGCGAAGTCACAGAACGCGATGATCTCACCGTGAGCGTTTGGCTTCGGCTGAGCGTCGAGTGCATTGCGCAGCAGATCGGGAGCGAGAACCAAGCGGTCGAAGTCCTCGGTGAACTCGGCGAGGTGCTTTGATCGGTAGAGCGGATGTGATTCGCCATACTTGATTCGGTCCAGTTCCCGCTTCTCCGCGCTGATGTGAGCGCAGTCGGTCGATGGCACCCTGATCGTCTTGTAGAGGCTGCTGTTCTTGTGGAATGAGTCGTAGAACTGACCGCGCGGCGCTCCAGGTGATGAAACCCAAAGTTCCATTTTCCGCGTGCATCGGTCGAATGCTTCGAATATCGAGTCTGGCACCGTCTTTGCTTCGTCGATGATGAGGAATACTGGATCCACATCGCCGCCGATCTTCGGGTGATGTCCTTCCGCTCGCCCCGGGTTGTCGGTCGAGAAGCCGAAAGCATAGCCACCCTCGGGCGTGCGAAGCTCCTCGGACATGAAGCGC